TATGAATTGGGACTATGTTGGACACCACTTTAATCTGTATCGTCCTGTTCCTAAATTTAAGCAACCGTTTGACAATGATATTTTCCCTTATCAGCATACATATGTTCTACCAGTGTACACTATGCCTAAAGTTCATGCTGCTTTGCAACCGTTTTTAGAGCCTGTTGATGATACGACGGCTCATTACGATGATTTTCAGCGTGCTGTCTCTGATGTATTCCTCCATATATCCGAAAGGGTAGATGTGTCTGGAACCATTGACTATGCTGCTGCCACACTTGAACTTAAGAATACATCACCGGGTTTCCCCTATTTTCTCAAAACCGATTCAAAGATTTGTGCTCTCAATATTTTTGATGAGCTGATCACGGATAATTATGAGAAGTATATGAATGAGGACCCACATTTGATCCCTATTTGGCATGTGTTCCCCAAAAAGGAGCTTATCAGTGTTTCCAAGAATAACAAAGGTGGTCTTCGAACTATCCAAGCGCCCCCCATTGATTTTCTCTTGGCATGTATTTCCACCTTCTCAACGCAAAATGATGCGTTTGTTTCCTCCCGCATGTTTCGTGTTGGAGATGTCATTGAGTATGGTGGTTTCACTGATTTTGCACAACGCCGTTCCGGGTATCATGCTTATCTTGAGATGGATGGTGAGAAATTTGACCGCCGTTTGTCCATGATGGTTATGAATGCCGTTCGAGCTATTCGTGCTAGGCTTCACACTCGTCCCGAGCTGGTGAACAGTCTTTATCGTAACATCATCTGTGCATACATGATGACTGGAGACGGTAAGATATTTTATAAGGAGCATGGTAATCCATCCGGCAGCTACAATACTATTATTGATAACTGCATTGCTTCACTTGTGATTCTCTCTTATGTTCTGCGTCGAGCAAATATTAGCTTCGCGGGCTTTATGAAGAATAATCAAGTTGACATATGTGGTGATGATTTGCTGCTGAGTATGATTGATGATTATCATATCTCTTTTGATGAATACTATAAGTATTCTTTGGAGCTTGGAATGAAGTACGAGCTTGCTCTTGAGAACGCCGACATTGTTGGCCACACTTTCTACGGAAAGACCGTTGCGGTTTCCGATGAATTTAGTCGCTATGTTGGGTATCCCAATTATGACAAGCTGTTTGCTCAGCTTTGTTATCTTCCTACCAAGCACACTGATTGTGATGAAGTCTTGAATGGACTCTTTGCTCATTTCTGGATAAATCCGGTCGTCAGAAATCAGTTTCGGCGATTTGTTGCAAATTTCAGTATGAAGCAAGGTTATGAGTTCAAGTTGCCATCCGATAAGTATATGGAGACTCTTGTGTTGGGCATGTGAGCTGGGACGCGGCCGCATACCAGGGATGAAAAGACGAATTACTTTTAGAGTAATTATCCTTTTCACAGCTCTCATTTCTTTATGCCACATAAGAAGTCACGTTCCCGCCGCAGTGCCAAGGTTCAAAATGCTTTGCTCGCCATTGGCGTCCGCAATAGACATCGTCCCGCACTCGGCCCCATTAATCACCCCAGAAAAGTCGCTGCTGCAAGACGGCACCCCGGTAAGCACGCTCGCGTGCAGCCGAAGCGAGTCCGTCAGGCCCATAAGCCGCAATCGCTCTTTCCTTCTGGTCGTGAATCCAATACCAACAGGCGTCACCAGGTTGTCACTGAAGATGAGTACATTACTGACATCAACGGATCCACCGCTTTCTCAACAACTCCGTACGCTCTCAACCCTGGCCAGTCAGCAACTTTCCCATGGGCGTATAAGATCGCCGCTCTTTATGAGCGATGGCGCACTCGGTATGTTGAGTTCTACTACAAGCCGCAAGTGTCTGCCTATGCGACCAATGGCCAAAGTGGCAAGGTTATGCTGTCTTTTGATTACAACGCGAGTGATAGCGCTCCGACGACAAAGCAGCAAGTGGAGGACACTCGTCCCCACGCTGACGCCATGCCGTATGAGGTCGTCCGTCTCAGACTTGACCCCAAATTGCTCAATAGCCAAGACAGCAAGTACGTCAGACCCGGCGGTCAACCCGCTGGCACTGATTTGAAGACATATGATGGAGGAGTTCTCTATGTCTCAACCGATGGCAATGCCAATGCAAATGTCATCGGTGAACTGCGTGTTCGCTATTCTTTTGAGCTCATGACCCCTGTTCTTGAGTCCTCTGTTTTGCCCAATGTGGGTGCTTTTGCGCATATCATTGAGGGTGCCAGTCAGACTGCCACCAACACAAGTCCCCTTGGCACCACTGGAGGCATTGTTCAATCCTCTTCAACACTTCTCGGTACAGCCCCGACCATGACAACCTTTTTGATGCCGCAAGTCGGCACTTTTGTTGTCGCTGGCTCTTGGGCTGGTGGAGGCATTGCAGCTGCTCCGACGCTTGTCGCTGGTGCAAATATTGTCAATGTGAATGCCTTGAAGGATGATGGAGGACATCTTGTAAGCTCGTTTCTTAACGCTGGAACTGCTGCAAATGTTCTCGCTTGTTTTAACGTTATTGCTGCTGGCACTGGTTCCGGCAACACTGTCACCATTGGTGCTCTCACGGGCATGTATAGTGGGCAAGCTGATGTGCTTATTTTGCAAGTTTCTTCCAGTCTCAACGCTTTGAAACCAGCTGATTCTCCCATTGACGAACGTCTCAAACGTCTCGAGCGCCTCCTCGCCCTTGTGGACCCAGAGGATTGTGGCCTTGACGATGATACTGTTTCCGTCACATCTATGCCGCTGACCAACAATAATGGAAATTCACAGAGTTCCAGTTGTGCCAGCGCCATCATTCGCCGTGCTCTCTCAAGAAAAGCTTGAGCATGCGCTTAGCGTCTTTGTTTCAGGTCTTTGTTTTCCGCTTCTAATTGAAAATCAAAGGCCATTCCGCATTTTAGTCGTAATTTTACGGATCATGGAAGGGGTTGTGCCCCCATGAGCGTCGGTTTACCGATTGCTTAACAACATAATGCGACCACCGCTCGCCCTTCTTGTGTGTGCGTTCTGAGTTCGGTTCGTTCCGGCTTAGTTCTCACTTTGGGCTTTTGAGAGCTTGGTGTTGTTCACCCTTGTGTCAGGTTTTTAACCAAATTCCTGGCATTAGCTGGGGGGGCAACAATCTATAATTTGACACAAGGTGCAGTTTACTGTCTGCATGGTTGATATCAGGGTTTAGCTTTTACTCGAAAGAGTATTCATAGCTACCTTAGATCGCTTTTCAAAACAGTCTGTTTTAAG